CCAAGTGAATCTGGCAAGGTGGGTTTGTGGGGGCTCTCGAGTATGGTAAGGTGATAGGAAGGCAAGGGCGCCCGCGGGCGCTCTTGGCGTTGAGGGGACGACTGACAAGAATTGATTGTCGGTCGAAGATTGGTGATTGGTGATTGGTTGATTGGGGGGATACAGGGGATTTATGGCGAGCAACGAACCCGCATCGCAGCAGACTACGACAGAAGACCCGGTGAAGGAGCTTGTCTGGATCTTGCGCAGGATGATGTACATGTTTATCGGCTGGGCTGAAACGAAATACGGCTGGAAGCGGGCGCAGCGGGATGAATAGCGGGATTGTTCGTGTAGACGTTGGAGGGGCGGCGCCGGTGATGGGGCCGGGCTGGCGCCCGGCTGGGCTTGGTAGAATAAAAATCAAGTTATCCTGAGGTTAACCAGTTTTGATGGAAACGACGAACGAATTGTTGGAGATTGGGGCGTTGCAGCCGCATCCTCGCAATTACAACCGACACCCGGCGGAGCAGGTGCGCAAGCTGGCCAAGAGCCTGCGCAAGATGGGGCAGGTGCGCTCGATTGTGGTGTGGCGGGGGACGATTCTGGCGGGGCATGGGGTGGTGGAGGCGGCCAAGTCGTTGAAGTGGAAAACAATTCGGGCGGATGTGCTGCCGGACGAGTACCCGGAGGAGCTGGCGCTGGCGTATGTGGCGGCGGACAATGAGCTGGCCCGGCAGGGCGATCCGGACCTGGCGCAATTGCTCGGCATTCTGGAGGAGAGCAGGGCGGCGGATGAGGAGCTGCTGGAGGCGATGGGCTTTGACGCCGATGAGTTTGCGGCGCTGTTGGCGGATGTTGGGGGGGGGACTAAGACGGGAGAGCTGGTAGATGCTGAACCGCAGATTGACCGGGCTGAGGAGCTGCGCACAAAGTGGTGCGTGGAGACTGGGCAACTGTGGCAGCTTGGCGACCACCGGCTGATCTGCGGCGACTGCACAGCACCGGTAGTGGTGAAGCGAGTGATGGGTGTGGAAAAGGCGGGGCTTCTGTTTACCTCGCCGCCTTATGCGCAACAGCGGACATATAAGGCAGAGTCTGCTGATTCGCTGACAGATTGGGATGCTCTCATGCAGGGAGCGATCGGCTCGGCAATCTGCTCGGACGATGCGCAGATACTCGTCAACCTTGGAATGGTTCACCACGACGGCGAGTGGTTTCCGTATTGGGAGGAATGGATCGAATGGATGCGGGCGCAGGGTTGGCGCCGGTTCGGTTGGTACGTATGGGATCAAGGGGCTGGACTTCCTGGCGATTGGTCGGGACGTTTAGCTCCGTCGTTTGAATTCATTTTCCATTTCAATAAGTCTGCGATTAAAGCAGACAAGTGGGTGGATTCTAAGTTGGCAGGTCAGATGACTAGCAAGCGAACATTTCGACACGACGACGGGAGATTGAAGCCATTCACGCAAAATGGTGGCGCCTACGGCGCCACCAAGATTCCGGATTCTGTGTTTCGAGTGAACAGGCAAATAGGCGATACTGGTCATCCTGCTCCGTTTTCGATTGACTTTTCAGGCAGCGTAATTCGCACATGGCCAGGTGATGTTTATGAGCCATTCTCTGGTTCCGGCACGACACTGATCGCTTGCGAGCAACTCGGCCGGCGCTGCAGAGCGGTGGAAATATCGCCGGGATATGTGGCGGTGGCACTGGAACGATGGGCTACGGCAACGGGCAAAACGCCGGTTTTGGTGGACTGACAATAAAGCGTTGTCGGTCGAGGGGTGAGGGATGGCGGATGCTGAGTGGGTCAACCAGGTGGTGGATGAGTTGGGGCGGTTGGAGAATCCGCACCGGGAGAAGAAGCGGGCGACGATTCTGGCGTTGGTGGATGCTCGGTTGGCGGGCAAGTCGGAGGAAAGCGTGTGGCATCCTCGCCGGCATGATACGTGCAGCAGGACTGTCTACCACATGAAGTGGAAGCATGAGCCGGTCTTTGCTGCGGTGCTTGAGGCGGTGGCCAAGGCGGCCAGGCAATGGCAGGATGGACGCACGGTGCGGGCGTTGGCGATGGCGTCGGAGCGGCTGCAACTGGCGTCGCCGGCGGCCGTGACCACGGCGATTCAGGCGATGATGAGCGATGATCCGCAGGTGCGTCTGCGGGCGGCGTTTGGCATTTTGGACCGGGCTGGCGTGGAGACGGCGCCGAAGGGGCCAGCGGCTTCGCAGGTGTCGGTCTATTTGCCAGAGAATCATAGAGACCATGGGCCAGACGATCACACTGAGACCGCAGCCGGGACCGCAGGAGAAGTTTCTTAGTTCACCAGCTGACATCGCCATTTATGGCGGCAGCGCCGGCGGCGGGAAAACCTATGCGATGCTGCTCGAGCCTCTGCGGCACATCGCTAATCCGCAGTTCAATTGCGTCGTCTTCCGGCGCACGGTTCCCCAGATCACGAATCCCGGCGCTGTCTGGGATGAGTCGATGAAAATTTATCCTCTCCTCGGTGCAAAGCCTAATCTCTCGAATCTCAAGTGGACGTTTCCAGCCGGGGCGGTGGTGCGGTTTGCGCACATGCAGCACGAGGAAGACCGCCTGGCGTGGCAGGGCTCGCAGATTACGCTGATCTGCTTTGACGAGCTGACGCACTTCACCGAGGCGCAATTTCTGTACATGCTGAGTCGCAATCGGTCAATGAGCGGCATTCGGCCGTACATTCGGGCGACCACGAACCCGGATGCAGACTCGTGGGTGAAGGGGCTGTTGGCGCCGTGGGTGGACCCGGAGCATTCGGAGTTTCCGTTCCCGGCTGGGAAGCTGCGGCACTTCACGCACCAGGGCGGCGCTGTTACCTGGGTTACAGGCGACTGGCGGGACGAGCTAGGCATGCCGGCCAAGACGATTACCTTTATCCCGGCCTCCATCTTTGACAACAAGGCGCTGCTCGCCGTGAATCCTGAGTACCTGGCCAGCCTGCGGGCGCTGCCATTTGTGGAGCAGCAGCGGCTGCTGCATGGCAGTTGGACGGTGAAGGCGGAGGCGGGGAAGGTTTTCAACCAGGCTTGGTTCGAGGTGGTGGAGGCGGCGCCGGCGGGCGGGCGGCGGGTGCGCTGGTGGGACTTTGCTGCGACGGAGAAGAAGACCAAGGGCGATGATCCGGACTGGACGGTGGGCCTGCTGTACCGGAAGGTGGGCGGGTTGTTTTTTGTGGAGGATGTGGTGCGGGTGCGGGCGACGCCGGCCGAAGTAAAGCGGCTGGTGAAAAACACGGCGACGCAGGACGGGATCGGGACGAAGATCGGCTTTGAGGTGGAAGGGGGATCGGCGGGGCAGTTCGTGAAGAGTGAGATGCTGGAGCTGCTGGCGGGGTTTGATGTGGTGGGCCTTCACCCGGTGACGGACAAATTGACCAGGGCGGGGCCGGTGGCGGGGCAGTCGTTGGCGGGGAATGTGAAGATTCTGCGGGGGGCGTGGAACAAGGTTTTCCTGGCGGAGCTGCACGGGTTTCCGGACCTGGACCATGATGACCAGGTGGACGGGCTGAGCGGGGCGCATAATCTGGTGGTAACGTTGGTGGAGGGGCGGCCGCCGGCGGGGAAGGCGGTGAGCCGGGAGGCGCTGCGGGATCTGCTCGGCTGACAATTCGTTGTTGTCAGTCGTTGAAGCGCATCTGTATTGCGAGTTTGCCAAGGTGGGTTGATGGGGGCGATCCGGTGTGATAGGCTGGAGCAAGCGGCCTGGAACCCGTAGAGATTGACCAACTGAAATACTTCGGACTCAAATCCCCGAGGTGATCGAGCCGGTAAGCCGGCGGGTATCCAGGCCCTTCGATCACTTCGGGGATTTGTGTATTGGGGGTATGCAATGAACGAATTGCGGCGAGGCAATACGTTTGTGGAGCCGGGGCCGGCGCCAGTGCGCCGCGTGCAGGCGGAGATTGAGCCATGGCCGTCGACGACGCTGCCGGAGGTGGCGCAGAGCCGTTACACGGTGGTTGGCACGCCTGTTCAGGCGGCTGCGGGGTTTGCGATTGCCTACACGCCGGTGGCGGCGGGTCTGGCGCTGGTGGCCGGGCTGGCGGTGGCGGTGACGGGCGGCGGCATGGTGACGGTGGCGATTGCGACACTGGTCACGCTGGCGGTGACCTGGTTGTGCGGGTATGTGGTGACGGTGGTGGTCTCGGCGGCCGGGGCGGATGTGATCCGGGTGGTGCTGGGGTATCGCTTTCTGCGCCACGAGCAGCGGTTCCGCCATGACCGGCAGCGGGGGGAGCGATGAACCATCTTTCAGAACTGCTGAGCAGAAAGGTTGCGGAGCCGGCGGCTCGCCAGGCGCAACAGGCGGTGGAGGTGCTGAGTTTGCGCCAGGTGGCAGCAGCGCGTGCGCTGCGGATGAATGATGCGATGGCCCGGTTCTGTGCGTTGTTGGCGGATGACGTCAACGTGCGGGATGGGGTGATTCTGGTTCCCGTGCCGTGGGGCTCCGGGCTGCGCTGGGGGTTGTCTCGCAATGAGCGGGATGCGATGCGGCGGTGGGTGGTGGCCCGGCGGGTGAGCCGGCGCTCGGGGCGGTCGCTGCCGGCGGCGTTTGTGTATGATGAGGGCGGCCGGCGCTGGACGCTTGGGATGATGGGTGAGGATCTGGCGCAGTGGGTGGCGGGGCATCCGATTACGGCGGAGGATGTGTTGCGCTTTTGGTGTGCGGATCGGTAGGCGTCTTTGTGTGGGGTTGTGTGTGTGGTTTGGTATGGGGCGGTATGCAGACTGGAGGGGAGACGATGAAACTGATTGCCGGGTGCGGGATGGGGGCAGTGGCGATGGTGGGAATGTTTGGGGCGTGGCAACTGTTGGCGCAGCTGAGCCCGGACGCCATCGGCATGATCGTCGGCCTGTTGTTTGGCACGCTGGCCGGTGTGCCGGTGACCCTGCTGCTGCTGTATGGCAGGCAGCAAGATCGGCCCGATGCGTCGCCACGGGTGATTGTGGTGCATGGGCCGGCGGCGCTGCTGGCGCAGCCGGAGGCGGGGGAATATGTGGATGTGCGGCCGGTGCGCAGCCGGCGGTTGATTGTGGCGAAGTAGGGGGGAGCATGCGACCGTCGAATGAGTTGATTGGTGGGTTTATCGTGCGGATGGCGCTGGCAGGTGCGGCTGCGATTGCGGCGCTGGTGTTTTGGCCGCTGGCGTTGGCGCTGCTGGTTTGGTTGCTGTTCATGCCGTGGGAGGATGCGCCGGACTGGGTGACGCCGGAGAAGGATGAGGCGGAAGAGGAAGTGAAGAAAGGCGATGCGTTTTGGATGTGGGACAGGTGAACAAAATGACAAAGAAAGGCTCGATTGACGTAGATCTCTTTGAGTTCGCACAGACGTTGGCGAACAAGTATTCGGATGGACATTTAACGATAATGAAATTCACAAGCAATTGGCGAGTTTCATTTTCGACGCCTTCGGAGCGTGCGGATATCGACAGGATGGCGGAGGGTGAGACATTTCAGGAGGCGCTCGGTCAGGCAATTGCATACGTTGGCCTGGACAAAACGCCACCAAGCAGCCAGTGGCTTCCGGAAGTGGACTGGGGCGAGGCGCCGGATTGGGCACGGTGGTCAGCGGTCGATGAGGATGGCTGGCAACACTGGTTTGCAAACAAACCGTATGTCAAATCGACATGGAATCACTGGTTGAGAGAAGAGATGCTTTCCAAGGAAAGCAGGGGCAGTTACTACGGTTACAGAGCAAACTGGCAGGATTCGCTGCGCGAGCGACCCAAGAGCGGCTGACAACCCTTTCTTGTCAGTCCATATAGGAGTAAATCATGAATGAGAATCTGTTGCCATGTCCGTTTTGCGGCGGAGAATCGAAACTAAGCGCATTACAATCGATTATTGACGACCGCAAAATCGCAGACCGCTACTACATCGTCTGTCTGGATTGCGGTGTGCAAACCGCTATGCTGGCGACGATAGAAAAAGCGATCGCAGCGTGGAACCGGCGTGCCGTACCGCAGGAAACCGAGACACCGATCACCGAAGATGCGCTGGCCGAATTGGGCTTTCTACGAGAGAACGAAGCCACTTACATTTTCCCGGTCGGAATTGCTACAAACATCTCGATTACGTTTTTCACCTTTGACATGACTACGGTTGAGATTGAGGATCCGACACGCCGAATGCGGCTGCTGCTGCCGAACGTGACCACAATCGAGCGCGTACAGGGGATTATGAGAGCCTTATCTACAGAGTAGCTCCATAGACAACGCCACCAGCTCCATAGACAAGAGGTTTTGCAGTGGACACCGAGCAGATAGAAAACGAGGCGCAGGCCATCGAAAAAGCTACCAATCACCTGCTACGCAATATGCCAGACGAAATGTACCCCGGTGGCATTGCCAAATGGTACCCCGAAGCGCGATGCCGTTACGTGACTTGGACGCCAGCGACAGATAAATACATGGTGTTTGTGAGTGGAGTAACTAACACTGCGCTGGCGAATTATCTACTGAACAAGCTCTGTGCCGCAGGCCACCAGGTGTTTGTGGTCGCCACGGCGTGGTAGCTCCATAGACAACGCCACCAGCTCCACAGACAGCGATACCCGGCGTCACAACCGGGTATCTTTTTGTCCAAGTGCGGCCATTGCAGCGGGAGAAACTGTGCACAATTGTGCATTCCAGTGGATACATATTTGATATATTATTATGTCACAGGGTGACAGCGAGTCACTCGGGAAACAGACAAGAAACAAGGAGAATGACCCCATGAACGCCACAATCGAAACCATCACCAACGAAGTCAACGCCAAAATCGTAAACCTGCCCGCACTGACCGGCAGTGAAAAGCAGATCGCATGGGCGACTGACATCCGGCAGGAATACGCCGAATCGTTTGCCGAATACTACGAGGGCATCGCCCCGTACTATCATCCCACCGCTATCGAAAACATGATGCAGAACAATGCCCCGCTGTTGCTGAAGGTTTTGGAAGTGATTGACGCCGCTTTCTGGATCAACAAAATGAAGCGCCAGGTTGCTGGCCAGAACGTCGAAATCGCAGCAGCGCAGGCCGAACAGTGGATCGCAACGCACTAATCAACCAACCACCCCAGTGCCCCGGCTCCGACGCAGAGCAACAACAGGAGAAACAATCATGAGCAAGCCAATTACCTACACGTTGAACGAAGGGGAACTGAACGAGCTGTTGGCCGACGGTGGCTACGATGACACCGAGGCTACCGACGATGTGACGGTTTGGGGCGATCTGCCCACGGGTGAGGATGAAAATCCCACCTGGTCGATGGAGGTGAACGGAGAGGAAACGGGCTACGAAACTCCATGGCTTGAACTCCCAGCAACCGTCCGGGAATATGTCAGCAGCCGCAAGTAAACCAACCAACCACTCAGCGCCCCGGCTCCGACGCAGAGCAACAACAGGAGAAAGGCATCATGAGCAAGCAAACACGAGACGATAAGGAAATCATGGAAGGCATCGTAGCAAGCGTGCGTTACCTGCTGGAATATGGCGAAAGCCTCGATGCCGCCGTTGAAAAATCGCTGGATTACGAAATCAATTTCGCCTTTGCCGGCGAGAATTCCTGGCAGCGGACGACGGGCAACCGTTGGGGCATCACCCCGGCGCAAGTCAAGGCAGCACTCGGCAAGGCCAACTAACCACCCACCACCCACACCCCCGAGCCGCAGCGGGCATTCTGCGGCAGGAACGCATCATGGCTGAAAAGCCGCAGATGGGCAGGCCGACGTTGTACGGTGACCGCATGGTCACACGCAACGTCAACCTGCCAGAGGCAGCCTGGCAGGAGATAAAGCAGCGGTATGGCGGCGACACCTACAGCGCCGCCATCCGGCGGGCGCTGTTGCGGTTGGTGGAGTTGGAACAGGGCAACAAGGAAATGAACGACTGACAAGAAACACTTGTCGCCCGTTCCAGGTAACTGGAGCGGGCTTTTCTTTTGTGCAACGAATATTGCAAGGTGGGTTGATGGCGGCGATTTGATGTGATAGGCTGGGTGTGTCAACAGAGCAGTGGCCCTCGCCTTTCGCTGCGGCCCCATTTCCGGTCCCTTTTCAGGCGCCCGGAAATGGGGATTTTTTATTGGTGCTCATTACCTGGAGCCGGATAC